GGTGTTTTTAACTACAATCTGAACTCACAAATTTAAATGCAAATTCTGCATTGTAACGATCCATTGGAGCACATCCATAAAGATAGACCAGCTACCATGATTGCCAGTGCTAGGGAACTCGCCACTGTTGAATAAATTGACAGTATTTGGTAAGTTCCCATTGATTCCAATTTTACTCCACTTATTTCCTCTCTGTTTAGTCTTGCTTCTTCTGAATACTGCGGGTAGTCATACGTTCCGTTTTTTACACTTTCCATACATTCATTATCACATTTGTGATAGAACTCGAAACAACCATTACCCAGCTCCTTTGCATTATCCCTAAGCTGTAGTCGGACCTTGTCATAAAGGTTCTTGACATTTGAGTCATGAAAGTCTAGAGTTCTCTCATTTTCCATGAGAACCAGAAGTTCAGCATTATAAGTCCAGACATCTAGGAATCCGTCTTCCATCTGCTTGTTTAAATTCTCTATCCTCCTTTCCAAGTTATTAAATTCCCTTCCAACGGCCTCAAACTGAGTGTTCATTTTGTCAATGATCGAGTTGACCTTATTGGTGACTCCATCTATTGCCTTTTGAGTGGATTCTTTGTCTGCAGCGTATCCACTCCCCTGCTCATTGCTATGGTGGTACCCATACCAACCATCTACCATTCCCTGCCATCCTCCCTCTATAAAACCTGCTATAGCTCCAAATAGTCCTCTCTTTTTTCTTCTTCTCTCTCTCTGAGGGGTATTTCTGAGTCCAGTCGCAAGGACTAATCTGTTTGATTTCACATATTTGGGGCATTCCCCGATGGTGAGGGGGTGTATGTTGTGGAATGGCATACTAGAGTTTATCGCCCCCATTGGAGTTTGACACTTGGTGTTGCAGTTACCATATTCCAATTCACTTTTCATAATTGCTGAGTCCCCTTTCTTGACAATTTTGTATGCATATTCTGGAGCAATGAAATTTCCATTACTCTCGAAATTGATGGCATCATTCGGCTTTAAAATTGTCCAGAAGAACTCCATTCTTCCACTTTGCCCGTTTACTTTGGGTCTAGTAGCTATTTCTGGAACCAATCTCTGGTTCAGTGTTGATGTTCCAACGGAAATGTAAGTGGTTGGGTTTTGATAGAGCTTTGTCTGCTCTGCCGCATCATTAGGATGGTGAATCCCCCACAGTACTAAAAGATCTTCTTGGTTGGTATTATTGTAGCTCCTCTTTATTGTTGGGTATGCACTGTTCTTTTTGATAAGCCATACCACATTTCTGAAAAAGGAGGACCTCCCATGGTATGGACATGCTGAGCTCACCCCTGATGAGGCATCATGATTGGACCAAGAACTTTTGGGGATGATCTGAATTTTCTCAAAATGGTTTGTTCTGCTCAATAGGTGTTTCAGTTCTTCATAGTCGTTGAAATCCCCTGGGTAACAGAGGTCATTGGCTGGACTGGCCTTCTCCACTATGTAAGACCATTCCGGCACATTGATGAATTCGTCACACATAGGGTTTCCGAGGAGCCATCCAGCTACACTACAATCTCTCAAAATGAGAGGCTTCACTCCATTTAGATCGCAGAGCTTCCCATTGTGTGTCTTTTCCAGTATGTCTTGGGCATGTGTAACAGTAACGTTCTTTTCCATTATTGTGTCAACCTGCTCTGTCGAGTTGTTTGCATGGTAACCAATGCAAATCTGATCACTTTTGACAAGACTGACTATTGCAAGAAGAAGCACTATTTTCTCCATTTTGACAGATTATACCCCTGC